GTGTTCAACTCTAAAGCACTGGCAAATATAAAACCCGTTAAAGAGATTAATATCGTCAATGAGACTGGGGACAGCAAAGCACAGTCGATTACAATATCGACAACTATCGATAAGTCGATTAAGGAATATATCATTCTCTGGGATTTCTGGTTGCCACAAGAAAAGAAGTTTATCACGGTTGCTGACCCATTATGCTGGAGTGGTGATTGGCAGCCGCTACGTGTAGTTGATTGGGACGAACCTGAACATGGATGTTATCACAAACTGATATTCTATGACGTGCCAGGCAATCTGATCCCGATCGCTCCAGTATCGTCCTGGCTAGATATTCATACTATCGTAAACCAGATTTATAACAAACTTGCCAAACAGGCGTTGCGACAGAAAACGTTAACTGCTGTCGGCGTAACTGGTGATCAGGATATTCAGAAGATCAATCAGGCAATGGACGGCGAAAGCATCCCGTTACGTGACCCGAATGCTACAGCAGAACTTAAGTTTGGTGGCATTGACCAACTTAACATGGCATTCGGACAACACCTGCGTGAATTGTCCAGTTACATTCAAGGAAACCTGGATATGCTGGGCGGACTCAGACCGCAAGCAGATACGCTTGGGCAGGAACGTATGCTATATAGCACCGCATCCATACGGTTGCAGCAGATGATCAACCGTATGAACGACTTTGCTGAAGATGTTATCACAGATATAGCATATTACTTGTGGACAGACCCTATTGCGGTATATTCCATCGAGAAACGTATTCCTGGGACGAGTATCACAGTCAACACAGAACTGCGACCTGAACATCGTAAAAGTGAGATTTTTAACTATAGCATCAAAATCGTCCCATATAGTATGACGGAACTTACGCCGCAACAAAGGTTACAGGCACTCATGCAGTTTGTCGGAAGTGTCTATATGCCACTCGCACAGATATTCATGCAGAACGGTGTCATACTTGATCTGCAAGAGTTCACCAGACTGTATGCTAAATATACCAATATGGAAGAAGATTTCGAACGGTTAATTGGTACGACAGTACAGATGGATGTGCCAAACTCGCCTGTAGCACGTCCTGCTGGTGTCGCCGAAGAAGGTAGACCTGCGTCACAAGAAGATATTAATGCGCAATCGCAACAAATGATGCAACAAATTATGGCACAAGCAATGGCTCAGGGTGGTGGAGAACAGGCATGAACGAGAAAGAATTATTTTCACCAATTGTCCAGTTTGGGTTTGCTGGGTTTTCACTTGTGCTAATCTACCTGATATACGGCTATATGAAGGCTATATTTGATCTTCTCTATAAATTTATCCAGATATATGAAGATAACATACGAACATTCAATAGTGTTAAAGAGCAAATATATAATAACACAAAAGCAGTAAACCAGTTAGAAACAGCACTAACTAAAAGACCATGCCTGTTACGGGATGATGAGTGATGCCTAGATATGTATATTCTTGTCCAGATTGTAATTTTCGATGGGATGAATTTTACGATATTACCGACTATAATCCACATCCAAGATGTCCGAAATGTTCTAAACTAGGTAATAGGGAATACGGACTGGCTGGGGTAAGTACAGAATGGAGTCATCCAGTCATATCAACAGCATTAATGGTACATCCGTCACAGATACCGCAAGTACATGAGTTTGACAAACATCATGGATTGGGCTACACTCAATACACAAAACATGGAGAACCTATATTTGTTAGTAGAGAACATAGACGCAAATATTTAAAAGCACATGGTTATTTCGACAGAGATGGAGGATATGGCGATGGCTGATGATATTACAAAAACTAAAGAAACTGCTGAACCAGTAAGTATGGAAGATAACCTGGAAGAAGCACATGAATTCATCGAAGAACAAGAGGAGAAGTTAACCAGTAACATCTTCGACGCCGATGAAACAGATGAACAGGCTGGTAAAGATACTCCCACCGCAGGTAAAACCGATGAAGAAACTGAAGCCAAAACTGATCAAACGGTCGATGAAGAAGCGTTGCAATACCTGCTTCAGTTAGGCTTTTCGCATGATAAAGCACTCAAATTAATTGAATCTGGATTACACCACGACGTACTAAATACCGTCGTCGCTATCGATGATATGTATCGGTCACAGGGCGCCAGAACAAAACCGATACAGCAAGAATCTACCGATAGCAATGAAGAACCAGTCTCCTCAGATGACATCGAATTGCCTGAAGAACTGATGACAGACGAGTATGACAGTGCGTTACGTGACGGGTTGCTGAAAATCAAGGAACATTACGGTAAGCAGATTAAACAACTCAAAGCGAAACTGGACGCTATTGATAACGAATCTGCGGCATATCGTCAGTTCCTGATGCAACAGCAACAGGCTGCAGTAGCCAATGCATTCGATAATTTGCTTGCCACAGTCGTGGATCGTCCAGACTTGTTCGGCACGCAAGATAACCTCACTAATGAGGCTATCGATAACCGCATTCGAATCGCAAACGCTATGCAGGAAATCGTACAGGGTAGACTTCAAACAAGACGTCCTGTGCCTAAACCAGAAGAACTGGTAAGCCTGGCGTTCCGAATGGAGTTCGGCGATCAACTGGAGGAATCTGTACGGAAAGGGTTCGAGAAACGAATACAGAAACGTACACCTATCTACAAACCTACTCACCGTAATTCGGCTAGCCCGACACCTGATCTGGCTGCCATATTAGAACGTGAGAAAGAAGCGTTTCTATAAGGAGGTAAATTATGGCTATTCAGGCAGATAATATTGCTGACCTGATTCTACAGACGCAAAAAGATTTAGGCGAACTCAAATGGACGATGATCGCCACCAACCTGCAGAAGTACACCATGCTTCCGCAGTTGCTGAAGAAAGATAGTGTCGAACTTCAGGGTGGCGTCGGAATCCAGTGGAATATTCAGGTCAGATTGACTGGCTCGGCTCGTATGACTGGGCTATATGATACGGATAGTATCTCTACTCAAGACGTCAACATAGTCGCATCTGTCCCCTGGCGACATGCTACGGCTAACTATTCCATCGATGAACGTGCCATTAAAATGAACAGTGGCAAGTATCAGATCATCAATCTGTTAAAGCAGAAACGTATCTCTGCCCTGACAGATATGGCTGAATTGATGGAACAACAGGGATGGAGCAAACCGACTGATTCGACAGATACGGATAACGCATTTGGTATCCCGTACTGGATCGTGAAGAATTCCAGCAAAGGGTTCAATGGCGGTAATCCTGCTGGATTCCCGAGCGGATGCGGAGGCGTTTCCAGCGCAACCTATCCGAACTGGTCGAACTGGACAGATACCTATTCGGCAATCTCAAAAAACGATCTGGTACCTGCTCTCAAGGAAGCGTGGATCAAAACGAAATTCACGCCGCCTGTACCACATCCGCAGTACGGCACACAACCCACGGTCAACAATTATGGGCTGTATACGGTCTACAGCGTAATTGATGGTCTGGAAAAGCTGGCTCAAGATCAGAACGACAGTCTCGGCAACGATCTGACAAAATATATGGGCGATACCTATCTGTTTGGTCGTGTGCCAGTAACGTGGGTTCCGTATCTTGAATCAGATACGACGGCTCCCATCTATGGCATTAACTGGGGCGAGTTTAAGTCGGTATGGCTGGCTGGCGAATACATGAAAGAATCGCCGCCTGTGAAGAGCCCGACACAACACAGAACACAAGTGGTGTTTATCGATTGTACGTTCAATTTCATCTGTTACAATCGCCGTAGCCACTTTGTGATCTACAAGTAATAGGAGGTAACGACACATGAATATCATGTCTCAATATCTAGGCGGACAACCGAGACAGTTTCGGCGTCGTGTCTGGTTTTCGGGCAGCACGGCACTGTATGAAGGTCAGGCTGTATGCTTTGATCGTGACTATGGTACCGCTGCTGCTGTCGATTATCGCCGTGATACGGTCGTCGAACTACCCAATGCTAGCAATTGCATGTGGTTTGCGGGCGTCGTATCTCGGGACTATCCAGCAGTAACTGGCGGTCAGACGATCGAAATCTACGAACCTGGTAGCATATGCCGAATCCGTGCAGGCGTAAATGCAACGGTTGGTCAGACAGTACTGACGTTCCAGGCGCCTGCAAGTGGGTTCAGTGGTTTCTGGAACACTGCATATATGCGTGGTACAGGTGCTGCCCTGGCGTTGCAGACACTACAGACGTATAGCGTTATTTCACTATCTGCTATCGCTGCGTATGCCACTACTGGTAAAGTACTAACGGACACTGGCGCCAACTTTGTTACTGCAGGCGTTGCTGCTGGCGATACTCTGGTTGTAGTTGGTGGAACCGCAACAAGAGGTATATACACCATAGCAAGCGTTACAGATGCAACGAAAATCGTATTGACGAAAGATATCGGTAGTACTGGTGTAACAGCCATCTATTACATCGAAAAGTCTACACCGTTAATACCTGCGTTGCTGTTGACTGGCGCACAGGTTGGTGGTATAGATTTCGCCAGTGTATCCACTGATACGACATTATCTGCCGCCACAACGACGTCGTTATATGTTGCTAATAGCGCAACAGTGACATTCCCGACGCCGATTTCTGACCAGACAAAAGTGCTCTATGTTAATGGCGCTGCAGCAAGCAAAACGCTAACTGTAACCAATACAACCTTTACAGGCGGTTATACGGGCATTTCTTATGCTAACGTCGCAGCAAGTGCATATTTAGTCGGCAGAAGCCTGTATGGTACCAAGTATGACATTGTTGGCAACAATGGGTTTACATTAGCGACAAGTACTGGATCAGGTTAACGTCCACCTATCGGCTGCTGGCATGGGACGGGCTAATCACCCGTCCCAAACTTTTTTATTGACAATTTCAAATGCCTGCTATATATTAAATTCAAAGGCTAGGAGGATATCCAAATGATGCAAATACTGGATATGGCAAAAGAAATATTACGGACAGACGAGTTACCAACGAAACTACAAGAACAGTTAACAAGGTGGTGGACATTATTCTGTCGTGTTGGTGGCGGCACAATCAACCCTGCCATTGTGGCTTTAATCTGTGAACCGTATCTTGGGCAACTCGAAGAACAGGAAGAAACGCAACAGATCGAACCTCAAGACACAACACAACAACAGCCTGATATTGATCCTATCAAGGTATATAACGATATGGAAGGCGATAGAATCAATGTAAAATGGCGATTTGGACGTATTGCAGAAGCCAAACTTCTAGGATATACTACAGACGGTAACGCTAAAGTACTTATTCGTGGGCAGATGGAACCTACGATTATACGTAGGGCGAATATAGTAGAAGAAACAGCCGTATCATGACAAACTCAATGTCGTATACATATGACTCGTTACGTAGTGCTATTGGCTATTTCCTGGGTTATGGTCGAGACTCAGCTAGATGGACACGGTCTATGTCGGACGACATTGACTTTATTCTCATGGAGGGATTACGACAGTACTATTATCCACCGTCTGGATACGTCTGGTCATGGTTAATTAAAACCTACGCCTTACGTGTCTCATCGTTCAGCACAACGCTCCCATCAGATTTTGGCACGATGTATGATCCAGTAACATTCTATGCTTCTGACACCACAACCCCAACCTCCAATGCTTCCCCTTTGCGTCGAGTGCCCAACTGGGAAATATATCGTGCCTTACATCAGTACGGGTATTTGCGGGGAACACCATCGATCCTTTCTGTGGACACACCCCCTTCCCCTACTCTATCCTTGCCCCAGACATCGAGACTCCTGGTGTTCCCCGTACCCACTGATGATTGTTGGCTGAACCTTAGATATATGGCTAAACCTTCACCTCTCAATAGCACTACTAATACATATCCTCTAGGTGGAGAAGTCCATGCTCGTACTGTTTTAGAATCGTGTCTTGCTGCTGCAGAAGCGCATATTGGCGATGCTATGGGATTACATCAACAGCGTTTCGCAGAGGCATTACAATCATCTATCCAGTTCGATATGCAGCATAAACTACCCGAGACATATGGGCTTAACCTTGATCCCAGTGTCTGTATTGGATACGATCAATACATCAAACATGCTGATCCCTATGTACAATACGTTAGCGGTCTTGGCGCAACACAACAGTATTCGGATATATCTGAACAACTTGATACATTAACCCGTGCCGTATCTTATGCGTTCGGTGCTGGTGATGGCGTTATCCGAACTGATGACAACTCTTTCTTGCTGGTATACCCAACAACACCAGCCAGCATGACTGTAAACATAGCCACTGGGTTTGCATGGGTCTCTCAAACCGTCGTAGAAGTGTCTACAATCGCCCAGAAGACGTTTTCTGCGCCTACATCGTCCAATCGTATTGACTTGATAGAAATCGATTCTGCTGGCTCAATTATCGTCAAAGAAGGCACAGAAGCAACATCGCCAACAGAACCCACGGTTGATACAGACTGTATTGCACTGGCTACGGTATCATTAACGCCAACTACTACAGCAATCACAGAGTCAAAGATTACCGATAAACGGACATTCGTATAATGGCTATAGGCGCAAATCCAAGATATATCGAACAACTGGTTATTGGCGGTGGTATAAATGACGCTGATGGCGGAGCGTATATTGACAGGAACGGTAACATTGTCACAACGGGCATTGTCCAATCTGATACTGTCACGACTAATACCATTACTGCAAACACGTCTATATCGACTGACAGTATAACGGCAGATAGCATAGATGTCGATACGCTTGAAGCAGATACGTCTATTTCTGCGCCTACAATTACAGCCACTTCTATATCTGCTAGCAGCGCATCGTTCACAACGTTGTCTGGAGGTGCTATATCTGGTACAACAGGCACATTTTCCAGCAGTATATCTGCGTCATCTATAACATCTTCTGGAGATATTAACTCTTCGGCATCCAGTATGAGTCTATGCTCAGCACCTACGACTGTGTCCATTGCCAGCAATGCGACAACAGTCAACATTGCGACAACGGGCACATCAGCAAAACAGATATCGATAGGCGGCAATGCAACTACGAATGTCGTTATTGGTAATTCAACTGGGTCGAGCACTCTAAGTATTGCGAGTGGATCAAGCAGTTTCCCTTCATTGAGATTTTATCAGGGCAACTATTCATCGGATAATGCAAACCGCCGTTACGCATTAATGGCTGATATGACATCAGGGCAGAATCTTTCCCTGGTGTCATTTCAGGATGACGGAGCCAATTATAAAGCCACAGCGCTACTGTTCAACAGGGATACGAGTAATACCGTTCATCTTGCTGCTGGTAGTGTTGCTACGGCGATTATTGGCACTAATGCAACCAGTACGCTGGATATCCGTTCCGAATCTGTTGTTACTACCACACGCACCACCATGAACCTGTTTAATACGTACGCTACTACTATCAACTTCGGTGGTGCTGCTACTAATCTCACAATGGGCGCATCGAATACAGGCAAGACTACCGTGCGTAATGCGCTAGTGACGTCATCCATACAGACGTTCGTTGCTGATCAATCTTCCCAATCTGTTGCTGGTGGCAACATATTCAAGGTTCCAGACACCTGGACAAGTGGAAGCATTACGACACTGACAGGCGGCACAGCAGGTCAGACGATAACCATCATTGGCGGCGATTCCGATTGCAGCATAACAGACGGGTCAAATCTCAAACTTGCTGGCAATTGGGCGGCAAACCCTGACGACACAATTCAACTTATATATGACGGGACTAACTGGTATGAACTCACGAGGAGTGATAACTGATGATTGATAGGTATCGATTCGCACGAAACATTATTGCACGACCTGCGGAATTCATAGCACTACTGGAACGCTCATTAGCAGCAGATGCTCTGCAGGTTATTTATGACACGTTCGTTCTGAATGCTCATGAGCCTATAGACGCAGCAGAACAACTCATATTCGTTGAGTCTATTCTTCGTGGTATCAATGAAGAATCGCTTGCGGATGCTATCCAGGCACGGAGGGAATCACTAGCACAGTAATATGGGCGGCACTCTCGGAACATATCAATTTGGCGAGCAGCCATTTGCTGGTCGAGTACCGATATATATCAGCACCGGCGGCGGCAGATATGTATTGCGAACTTTCTACCGAGTTTGCCTCTATAAGCCGCAGCGGGCTGGATTTATTGCGGCACTGGATAATATTTCAAGTGGGACCTGGTCGCGTCACGGCATGCAATCTTCGTCGCTAGAGATTGAATTGCCATTCAATAAAGACCTGTACGACCAATTGAGGTTTCCGTATCTCTTATGTGTTCAGATACAGGGGGTTCCGCAGGAATGGTTCGTCATCACAAAGCGGCGCGCAATAAGAGATATTAACAATACAGTCAAGGTTCAAGTGGCTGGCACGGGCGTTCTGGCACAGTTGGGCTATGCCGGCATTGAAGAATACACCACCAGGCATGTCGAGAATGAGCAGATAGTTGAGACACGCAAGTTAAGCACGGTGCTGTCTGACCTGCTCAATATGCAATCAACGTCGAAATTCTCTCCGATTGCGCTGGGTAATGTTCCATCAGGTACGCCCGATATGGATGTTGCGCTGAATGAGCAATGTTCGTCAGTACTTCAGGCGTTGAACAGGCTGCGTGAATACATCGGTGGGGCGTTTGTTGTAGATCATAATTTCAACCTGAACTGGATCATACC